TGGAATCACTCAAGAGATATCCTTCGGCAGTTGGGTGAGTGACGAGAATATCTGGAATAAAGTTCTGTTTCTTGACTTTTGCTATCGCTGAAGCTACATCTGCAACATCTATATGAGCAGAAGCACCAGGATCTACAGTGTTCGTGGAAATTTTATTAGAGCCATTTAATATCTTATTGAGAACTTCTCTATTCAGAGTGTTCTCCATTCGTGCTCCGGCTTTTTTAAGTTCAAGCTCTACGACATCGAATAGAGAATCCTCAATAAGCTCATTGGTGATTAGGGGTCTGGTTCCGAATTTTTCAATACTGATATCCTGTTTTGAGTAATTTTGAACATCTATAGTTATAGCAGCTCCTTCAGCAACCTTCTCAGCATAGCTTCCAGCTTGGCCTTTAACAAAGCGAACTGAATATGAATCTGTTTTGATAACTGGAAAAACTTCTCTGAAGCATTTGAAAGGTTCCGCACCTTCTATGACTGTTTTATATACCTCTTCCTGAACTAAAGTGCTATCACTAATTGCATTAGGTTCATTCTGCAGCAATTTGTGGATTTCAGGCCCAACTGTTTTCTTGAAAGATTCTTTATTAAGTAATCTGCTTCTTTCTGCATTACCAGCAAATCCGTATTCTAATAATTTAGCAAGTTTGTGTGCCATATTGAACATATTTATTTATTACAAAAAAGAAACATACATAGTATTAATTTAGAAACGTAACTGAGATTGGTTCTAGATCAGAAGTACTCTAGCTGTTCCATCTGCACTCGCTTGAGTTTCTAAAGCTAATGCATGAACACCACCAGATGGTGTTACTCCAGTGTTTGCAAATTTGCCTTCATCCACTAAACAAAGCAGATCTCCAGCTGTACACTTGCTAGCTCCAGAGACGATAACTTTGACTATGTTACCAGGACCATATACCATTACTGGTTTACCATCAGAAGCATCATAAGCAGCTACTCCAACACAACCAGCTTGGTTTTTAATACCTGTACCTGGCGCTTTAACTTTAAATGGAGTGACTGCATATACTCCCTGACCAGCATAAACTGATCCAGATGCATCATAGTCAAACCCTAGAGTTCCTTCTTGAACTAATATAGGTTCGGAAGGACTTGTAAATGCCATATTTCCTTTTCCTTTTTTATCTAAGATTACATTATCACATTAAAATTGACATTAGTCGATATATACATTTCCACCTTCAACATTCACAGAACTTTTATAAGAGATTTCTTCCTCTTCCTCTGAGGTTACTGTCTTTGGCTTAGCTTCCTTTTTTTCTTCTTCTGATTTTGTGAGAATTTCTATTTTTTTCTCCAAAGCTGCTATCTTATCATCTCTAGCTTTTATGGATAATTCAAATTCTTTTTTTGCTTCCTCTACTGAAAGTTTTTCGAGGAGTTCATCCATTTTACTAATCAATGTATCAATTGATTTTTTGGGATAAGGATACTTTTCCGGATAGGGATATGGATAGGGGTATTTTCCTCTGAGATTATTCACTAGTTCCAATACACCCTTTATATCTTCTTTAGTTATCTTGTCTTTTTTCATTAGTTCCTCTAGCTTACGTTTTATTACGTCAACTAATCCGCCTTTCTTTTCTTCCTCTTCTTCCTCTTCCTCTTCTTCTTCCTCATCTGGTTTTTCTTCTTTCTTTGCATTCAAGAGTTCATTCAAAATCCCCTTTATGCTTTCAATCTCTCGTTCAAGTTCTGCGATTTTTTTGTCCGAATTTTCCGATTTATCTTCTATTTCAGCCTCTTCTTCTGTGGATTTATCCTCTTCATTAGATTCCTCTAAGGTAGAAGATTCTTCCACAACTTCTATGTTTTCTTCCTCAGGCATAATACCATTCTCTTTACTACATTTACTACATACAGTATTAAAGAGGTTATCATATTTGGATTTTGAAACGACTATAAAGCCTGACTGCTCATTAACTGGTAATGTACAAACCGAAACTTCAAAAATATTTATTTCATCAAGAACTTCTATACATTGTTTATCATCACATTCCTTATGAGATGTCAGAACTTCACAACCTATAGAAAATCCATTTAAATCTCCATTTAATATAGAATTCCAAACCTCATCTGCTATTCTTAGGTCATTTCTAATTTCAGCGACTATAAATAATCCTTTCTCATCCACCCTAGTTTCTAAATCTCCATAAGATAGTAGTATCTTTCCTATCTGAATATTCTTGTGAACCAACATTAAGTTAGCATAATTAGGATCTTTAATTAGAGACTCCAATCCCTTTTTCAATGCATCAACTGGTATGAATTGGTTCTCACTATCCACTACAGCAACAGATGCATACCCAGCAATTATTCTTCTATTATCACTATTAGATTTTTCAACTATCTCTATGTTCCCATTCAAGGAAAAAGGAATTTTGTTTGACATTTCAACTACCTCATAGTCTTCAAATGGAACTAAGTTAAGTTCATAGATAGGAATATATGAAGTATAGCTGCCAGCATTATTATAGAGAACGTGCAAATATTTAGTGACATCATCATATCTGCATCCTAAGATATCAGAGAATAGTCTATAGAGTCTGAAATTGATTGCCTCTTTCAATTTCTCTGGGAAATCCTCTCCTCGTATAACTATGTCTATATCGTTATTACTCTCTCCTTGGGTGGCTAAAGAGCCAACTATCATTACTAAAGGCTTTCTAATGGAGATTGGCTTAAGTTTATTTGTTATATCTGAAATTTTAAACTTTGGATTTCCTTCACCTCTGTCACTTGGTGGAGTTGGTGCGTATTTGGATTCTCCTTCTTGAGATAATTTTTTTAATACTTCTGGATTCATAATATCGTTTGGATCATAATACCTACTATAAACACTATTAAACTGATTGTACCAGCTATAGTTGCTACTCTAATATTTAATTTTATTAATCTCTCTTCTATTCTTCTGATTCTCCTATTCATTTCCTGTAATTCTTTATTTATATTCTTTAGAGAGGAAATTGTAGCTCCTCTAAATTCAGCTAGCTTGATGTCCCATTCATTAAACTCATCCATTCAAATTCAGTCATTTAAAATACAAATTATCCCAGCAAATCCATTGTATAACAATGGAATAGTTGTAGCTTCTACAGATTTACCATTTAATAATTTTAATTTACGCTTCCTAATTTTCATTTTCTTCTTCGATTCATTAATTAGATCCATTCCATCCTGAAATATTTCACTCCAATCTATTGGATTTTTCTTATTTATTCCCTTAAGAATAGATGATGCTGAGCTATTGGAATATTGGATATATCCATTATCATCTAGGAGAATTATCGGATTCGATATATTATCAGCAATCATCCTGAAAAACTCAAATCTCTGACCGAATGAATGACTTCTAATCTCATTAGCTAATTTTTTTGTAATTTTCCTTAGTTCTCCATCGATCTTCTCAAGATTTTCTATATCTTTTTCAATTGGATTCATATTATTTCTCAAGTTTATCAAGGAACTTTTTCTTTGATAAGGATTTATATTTCTCCTTACCAAACATCTTGACTTTCGAAGCCTTAATAGGATAATGATATCCAATATCAGCATGCTCTATACTGTCCATAGGCTTGGGATTCTCTACAGCCTTCCAAACTTCCCATCGAGCTGTTTTATCTGGTCTTTTTAAACATTTGATTATGAATCTTCCTTTAAGTATTTTATCATCATTTGTGATTTTTGGATAAAAGAAATATTCATGGCAATCATTTCTAGCTACTCCAGTCTTGACTGTTCCTATATAGAAACATGACATGTAAGCCCATTTATATGGAGAGGATCCAACATCTCCTGGCTCTATCCAATATGAATACTTTGGTAAATCAAGCTTTTCTATTAGTTTAGCTCCATCAGGATCAATGAGAGGCTCTTTCATACTTTTGGATTTTGAAATATCAGTTTCTTCTGGCTCAGCACTCGGCTTCACTATAGCTAAGCTATTATGTAGAATTATATTTGGAGCTAAAAAGGACTCACCATTTTCTACGGTAATATCCCAAAGCCACTTATTACCACAATGAGATATAGTTCCTAACTTTTTCAACTTAATTGGTTGCCAATGTCTAATATCTCTTCTTATCGTGAATAAATCCTTATAATGGGATGAATCTTCCCTTTTTTCCAATTTGATACTTACATTTTCTCCTCTGAGGCGTAGAATTAAATAAAGATTGCTGGCTATTAGCTTAGATGTAGTTATGATAACTCTTCTATTTTCAGTGAGACCATCTCCATTGTGATAGCCATCCCAGAATCCTTCAAAACATGAATCTTCTAATTTAGATAACCATAATGGTACAGATTTGTCTTTTTTATTTCCAGTTGAAAGCTTGCCTCTAAATTCGGAATTTAGAAATTGATGTAACCCAGGATTCAGGATATTTATCCTTTGATTTCTAAAGTTGCCATTGACTAATCCTGATGTCTTTCTATTATAAATATCAGATATTGAATATTTGATATTAAATTTATCTAAAGCTTTAATAACTCTATCCACATTTGTTTTTTCTGGATTGAAGTTTATGGATATACTTCCTTGCCTCTTCCAATAATCATTATAACTACCTTCAGCCACTATAAACCCTATAAGATACCAGAAATCTTCATCTGGATATATAACTATTTCATTTGATCTATCAAAACGATTTTCTCCATTCCAAAAATATAATTTCGTTGGTGGTTCTCTAGTCTCTATTGATATTTCTGGAATGTCATGATTCTTAAGATTCTTAGCTTGAACCCAAGAGGAATTTGATAATACTAAATGATCAGATGTTAGAGTTATAGGTATACTACCATGTGGTGTTAATTTATACAGAATCTCATTCGGATTTGGTTTCCGTTTAATTACATTAATAACCCTATGCCATTTTCCATCTCTCGATATTACATAATCTCCTTTCTTTATATACTGTATTTTTCTTAGTCCCCTCTTAGTGATGAGATAAGTATCCCCAGATAAACTATGTTGAACATTCATTACACCTCCAGCTGTCTCTCTATGAGCTCCAGTGTACATCTTATAATAATCTTGGATGGTGTTATCTGTAAATACCCACTGTATGAGTATTTTTTCACCTATAGAACATCTCATATCTGTATGAACTGAGTGTCCTTTAATTATTTCCGAAAGAGACTTTTCTCCCTTATCAAATGATTCTTTTTCTTCCTGAGTTATACCTCTTATATGATGCTGAAACCATATTTTCCCAGATTTTGGACTTATATATAGGTTATTTGGAAGTGGTTTATTTTCCTTTGCTATATCCTTGTAAATATCTTTCGGTATTTTTCCATCATGAATCCACTCAATGATTTCTTTTTTATTGATATCAGCACTCTTTTCTCTGATATGTCGTAATTCGTCGATTGGTATACGCTTTGGTTCAAAAGATGATAGTTTATTAATCAACTTAATAGTATCTGTTTTATTTTTTTCTGGAATCGGCTCCAGAACCCTCCCTATGTAAAACGAATAGCGTGGATAATTTTCATCCAAATTATTTTCAAATCTAAGGACTTCCTCTGCAGCTATTCTTATAATATCATTTACACTGGCATTTACATTTGTATTATCGGACTTTCCCATAAGAGTAACGAATAGAGCATTTGGATCATCGAGATATTTTTTGCAGTCCTTATCCCTAGCCACTAATTTCCCATCCTTGAAGACCCTTACCTTTCCATACCAATCCTTTGTAGTGTGAGATAAATAAGATTTTGCATAGTCTATAGGAGTATCATACCCGAGATAATAATTATATGTGCGTTTCGATCCCTTTACGAGTTTTTTATCTATTACTCGTAAATCTATTTCGTGCCAGAACTTCACTTTCATCCAATGGTGATTCTGTGGATATTCATACGGACCAGAGAGGGTTTTGATCATCACACCTTCAGCACAGTATTTAGGTCTCCCATTTTTAGATTTTTCAAGGAAATCAGCTATTTCCTTTATCTTTTCATATTCATTTCCTTTTATTATGAAACCATCCGCCTTAGCAGGATATTTAGTAGATATTTTTTCCATCCAGATATGTTTAGTGGATTTTAAACGCCGAAGATACTCTAGCCTCTCATGTAGGGGTTGATTTCTTATGTCATCTCCATCAAAGAATAAAACATCAAATATGAAAATTATTGCATAATCCTCCAGTTCTTTACCAGACATTTTGGAGTTGAGTATACTATTTGCTGATGTCCGATGGAGCATCTCCTTTTTATTCGGATGAATGGCTAAGAACTCTCCATCTAATACTGTGTTATCTGGAAAATTATCTTCTATTTCCTTTATAATAGCTGGTATTCTTTTGGATATATTTGGTGATTTCCTTTTGAGATTTTCTGGATCCACATATGCCCATCCTTCACCATTGGATTTACCTATCGTCATTCGAAGTCCATCCCACTTTGAATCGACTAGTAATTTCTCTGTATTCCATTTTATAGATTCCAAATTGTCAGCCAACTCATCAAAGAAGCCTCTATAATAAGGTTTTGCTAAAGAGTAATATTCAGGTTTGATTTTTGATTTCGTAATTATAATATTCTTCCTTTTCCTATCCCATTCTTTCGCTTCACCAATACTCTTTGGTGGTTTACTTTTCATATATTTTTCAGCTTCTTTGTAGCACTGCCAGTATGAAGATTGCTTAGCTTTCTTAGGATCTTTTTTAGTATATTCCCTATAGAGTTTTTCATTGAATGGAGGAATGATTGGAAAGTATACACTCCTAAGTGTATCTACAAGTTTTCCAAAATATTTATAAACTAATTCAAGAGTCCAGTTTCCCCATTTTTCTCCTTTCTTCAATTTTGGAAATGCTGAATTTCCTAAATACCTCAAATCAGCTATGCATTCACGCCATTTCCGTTTCACATCTTTCATATCTGAATCTATTCCCTCTCTCAGGAATTCTGCAGGATGTAATTTATTCACTACTTTCGATTTAGATTTAATAATTATACTGGAATTTTCAGAAAGAATCTTTCCATTATATTTACCTAAATGCTCATTAATCTTTGAACGGTGGTCTAATAAACTCTTTCTATAGTTAGTGAGATATATTCGCTTAGGTTTTAATTCCTCAGCTAAATCCATTAATTCAAGAAATGTGGCTTTATGGTCCTTTGATTTTCTTTTCTCATATTCTC